GTATTTGTCTACCGTAGAGGATTGTTTATTTTGCTTAACATATACATTTAATGTATCAATATCAACCCAATCATTAGGAATAATATATTTTTGATCTATTGTTGTATCTACAGTATATGTGTAGGACAATAGATCACCTTCATATACTTTGAAAGGTCCTAGAATTGCAATACCAGTAGTAGAATCAACTTCTACAGTCTTATCTTGTAGAATTGAAAAACTAAATGCTTGTCCGTTTAGTGTACCTGTAGCAACTTGTCCTTTTTTTAAAGTTATTGAACCTGGAAAATTACCTGTAACACCAAGAGTAGTTTGAACTTGTAAGGTTACACATGCCCAAGAAGCCTTTGCTGAACGAGGTAAGTAGTTCAACATTCGAGCAATACTTGCTACATTATCTCTAATTGTAGCAGTTTCTAGAAAAAGTTCATTCAAAGCCATGTTAGCGTTGAATGAACTATAATAAGTATTATACGCTAAAACATCTAGCAGATATGAAAGAGTTGATCCGTCAAAATCGTAATCTGTAAATTCTGGTCTAGTCCTCATGTAGGACTTGATAGATTCTCGTATTTCGGAGAAATCAATTGATGTTAGGTTAGATGGTCTCATTAACTTGAAGGTCTCTCTAGAATGAATTGACTTTGAATGATCTTAGGTTCTCCAACAATTCTATAAGTCATTTGTACCGATATCAAATCATCACTATCTTCAGTAGCTGATACGGTCATATCAATAACATCAACCCTAGGTTCAAAATTTGTAATAGTATTTAGGATTTTATCTCTCAATTCCATTGCAGAAAATGCATCTAATGGTTCAAATAGCATGTTATATACATCTGATCCAATAGAAGGATTCATTAATTTTTCGCCAAATTTGGTGAGAATCAAATTTTTAATTGCTTGTGTAACGGCTGTTTCATCCTTAACCATCACCAAATCATCAGTTATTGGATTCTTATTGAAAGAAACACTCAAATCGGTGAATGATCTTGATCTAGCTCTAAATAGACCGTCTATGTCGTCCATTACACAAGTACTTTTGAAGTATTTATATCAGTAATGCCACCGTTCTACATAGTCATCAAACCCTCCTTTACCTCCACATGGACGTGAATAACGATCTTCGGGTGGTTGATTGGTGGGTTGTTTTAGTTTTTTTAAGTATTTGTCAGCTTGTATGTCTGTAATTAGACAAACTGTACCAAAATTTTCTTGCATTATGCTTAAAACTCGGTCTGGATTTGGATTTTTTGCCATCTGTTTGCTCCAATAAGGGTTAAACAGAACTTTTTACGGGGTTGCTATCCCGATTTTTGACAAAAAAAGGCAAAAAACAGAGTTTTTGCCTCAAAAAATATTATTTTCCCTGACCTCTATACTTTTTGGGTGCTCCATTACGACTCGATGCAGCATATTTTGTTCCCAAACCTCGTCCTTGGCGAGATTTTTTGGGCGGACCAGGAATATAATTTGATTTATTGAATGAACCTTTGGGTTTTGCCATATTTTTCTCCTTAGGAAAGATGTATTATACCATATTTTTGTCTTAACCGCCAGTTCCAGCCATAACATTGGTGGATCCTGTTGAAATTAATGATAAACAAGGTGGTCCTAATGCATCACCAACAACTGCTAAAGGTTTTCCACAGACTAAAACTGTCTTTGCACTAGCAATTACTTTTCGATCATGTCCAGAACCACCATTTTTCTTGTCTTCTGCAGTAAGTTCTCCACAAAGTAATGCTTTAGTATCTAATCTAGCACAACTATTACCACTAGTACACAATCTTGTAACTTGATTTGTACATGATGCTGGATGAAGAGTTAATATATCACCATCCAACAACGGAATTTGACCATTAATCAATACCGTTCTTGGAGTGACCGACATTAGCATTGTGTTATAAGGAGGCCACAAACATGTAGCATCTTTTGTTGCAAGAGGGTATGTTGGAACTGGTGATGGTGTTGTAAATGGAAGTTCACATGGAGGTAATGCAAAATGAATATGTGCAGCAACACATGTTCCATGTCCAGAGCATGTTCCTGTAACAGTAGCTGCTAAACCAATTGCAGATTTAAGTCCTAATGCTGGCATATCAATATCCTTCCTCAGGTACAGTTTGTGAAATACCAGAGTCTATGGTTTGACCATTAATAGTGTAAGTATAATTACCTGGCATATTTGTTGAATCCGAATTTTCCGTAGAAATTGCATCTTCTGTAATATATATCTCTTCCTCACCACTGTCACCATAGGTTCTACCACAAATAAAATCATAGGGATTTCCATATGAAGATACTGCTGCAGCCCACAAGTTAGTTTCGTTTGTTAAACTATGATAGATTAATAATCTACCTGCAACTTCGTAACTTCTACATCCATCTGGATATTCAGTATCACTTGGTTGATATCCAGTAAAATTTTTAAGAGAACCTAATCTATTAAAATATGTTCCTCCAGTATACCCAGTATTTCCAAATGGGACAGCATATGTAGTGCCATCATATCCATTACCCAATCCACCAGTAGATTGTGCATACCAAGCTGCAAGAGGAAGACCATATACACTAACACAATACGCATCTTCAACATCTAATGTATTATCACCAAATTGAGATCTAAGTGAATTTCTCAAAGATATTAAGGCTGGTTGATCTTGAAGGCATTTTTTACATACTGTCAAATCTGGATTGGATGGATCTGGTAAATTTTTAATTACTCCTAATCTAAGTGTGATAGTAGTCCAAGGCCTTGGATCTGGACAAAATCTCCTCATCAAATAAATTTCTTTATCGTTCCTGCAAGGTAGATTGAAGAATGATTGCTTGGTGACTCTCATCTCAGTATTATTCCAAGTTCCTACTCTATTACGTTCTTCATCACGCTGCCACATTTCATCTAAAGTATTGGACAAACTTTTTTCTTGAGAATCTAAGATGGTTGGAATAGTATTGATATATTTCCCAGTATCTTTTCTAACTTGTGTTTTATTATCTTTGTATATATTTGGATCAAATGCCGCAGCATTACCAATTCCCATTTTCCTAGTAAATTCTTTAAACTCTTTAGCATATGTTACATTACCTTGAGATTCGGAAGGAGGTGATAATGTAACTTTACTCACGGCCGCCGCTGATGTAAACTCGGAAAATGCACTCTTTGCTAAAGAATCTTTATTTGAACTACTTGGGAGAGATGATGGTCCTAAAATAGAAGGATTTGTTTTATTTGGAAGTGCTCCATATTTGTCATCGGCTTTATCTACTTGATTAACATAAGAAGCAACTCTTGCAGTATCACCTTTAGATAACATACTTGGATTTGGTGGTACAATATTATCAGATGTTTTAGACTTTACTGTCTCCACATTTTTAATATTTTTAGTAGATCCACCAGGTTTAAAACTCTGAATGAATTTTTTATCAACACCTCTATCTTCGTATCTAGTCTGCCTCTTTGTATCAGAAAGAGTCATTGTTTCAATATCAACTCTTTTGATTTGATAATTAATTTCTTTACTGGCATCAGCAGTCTGCTTTTTATAATCATTCCAATTAAATCCTGATGCTTTAACAGAACCAGTTATTGTTGCTTTTCCAGTTTTTGAATCGATAGTATATGTTGGTTTGTCGTAACTAGTTTTTGCAAAATTTTGGAAAATTGGAGATTTCTCAAAAACAGCTTTGCTAGGTTCTTCAACAATATCTGGATTTTGTGTAGGTCTGATAATATTAGTTTCAACCTTAGCAATATATGGTACATAAACATTAGGTGGATTAGTACTAGAATATCCACTTCCACCATCAATAACCTCCACAGAGACCAATCTTCCATTTGAAAATGTAGATCTTAACTGAGCAGTTTTACCACTTCCTTTAGATCTATTTTTTGCTTTTTCTACAGTAACACCTTGATTAATCAACTGGTTATATAAGTCGTGATTAAATGCTGTTGGAGGTGGTTCTACAACTACTTTAGGCGTCTCAATATTTCGATTAGTTAATCCTCTACCTCTACTAATAATTTGAATAGAATTAACTCTACCATTTACAATCTCTGCTACACATTTTGGTTTAATTAATTCTGGAGCAAATGGCACTCCTGGCGTTGGAACACCAACTCCATATTCAATTTCTTTTTTTCTAAATTCATATAATCCAATTAAACACGCTCTATCTTTAATACCCCATCCAGCTTTAACAATAATTTGTTGACCATTACTAACTGTATATGTTGTATCCTTAGTAAAGTCTGCCGTGCCACCTCTAATCTCAGCATAATGCATATTTAATTCATCATTACTTTCACGAACATCTGAAATGGTCCACCCATTTACAGACATACCAGAAGCAAGTCTTTTTTGATCAATATCAAGTGGTAAAGCATCACCACTATCAACTGTTTCTGTAATTAGCAAAGTTAAAGAAATCCTCTCTGGATCATCTTTAGTTGGATAGAATAAAGTAAATTTTTGTTGATCTATCCAATCAACACCGTTACCAGGTTGATAATCCTCTCCACTTTTTAAGATATTAGTAATTTTCCATATCGTATTATAACGGTTATTAACGGAATCAAATTCTGACTGCAATTTTACTCTTAATGTAAGGCCACCAGGAATTTGGTAATCTTTATAAACTACGGTATTATTTGATCTCCAGCATCTTCCTGAATTTGGACCATTGGATCTAAATGGAATACCATTATTTCCATCCCAAGCATCTACCCAACCAGATTCTGTTAGAGTCATTCCTCTAAAACAATCACCACCATTTTCTCCAGTTACAGCATCTCTCGTAGTCCAGACAATCTGGCTATTTTTCTTAAGAACTACTGCGTATGCTCCAGGATTTGCCGACCAAGAAGTATTAGTTCCACCATTTGTAATAGTGCAAATTAAATTAATATATCCAGATTTAGTTACAGAAAATGTAGTTGACGGA